CTGCTATCACGACCATTGTGCAGGGATTGCTGGAACAGTTGCCCCTCTTGCTGGACGCGGCGCTGCAGCTGATCCTGGGGCTTGCGCAAGGCTTGCTCAATGCTATCCCGCAGCTGATAGAGGCTTTGCCTGCCATCATCGACGCGCTGGTCAACTTCCTGATCCAGTCCATCCCGCAGATCATCCAGGCGGGCATCAAGCTCCTGACCGCGCTGGTGACGGCGTTACCGACGATCATCACGGCCATTGTAAAGGCGATCCCGCAAATTATCAGCAGCATTATCAACGCTGTGATCACCGCTATCCCGCTGATCATCGACGCGGGCGTCAAGCTGCTGGTCGCGCTGATCCAAGCGCTTCCGCAGATCATCACGACCGTGGTCACGGCGGTGCCCCAGATCGTAGGCGCGCTGACTGGGGCGTTTGTCGGGAACATCGACAAGATCATCCTTGCGGGCGTGCAGTTGTTCGTCGCCCTGATCAAGAACCTTCCGACCATCATCGTCGAGATCGTGAAGGCCGTTCCCCAAATCATAACAGCATTGGTGAACGGCTTTACAAGCTCTATCAGCCAGATCGCTACCGTGGGCGGAAACCTCATCAAGGGGTTGTGGCAGGGTATCTCGGACGCGGGCGCTTGGCTCCGCGACAAGATTTCCGGTTTCTTTGGCGGTGTGGTTGACAGCATCAAGAACTTCTTCGGCATCCATTCGCCCTCGACGCTGTTTGCCGGGCTTGGCCGTAACATGGGTGAAGGCATCGGAGTCGGATTTGAAGAGGCCATGGCCGGTGTGGCCAGAGATATGCAAAATGCCATCCCAACCAGCTTCGATATGAACGCAAAGGTGAACGGGAATGGCGCTAGCGCAGGAACCAACGGCACGAGCATCACCCAGAATATCTCGGTCGTATCGCCCAAAGCGCTCTCCGAAAAAGAGATCGCACGCGAATTCAAGAACTTGTCCCGCAAACTGGCGCTCGAATACTAAGGAGGTACGGCGTTGGAGCTAACGTATACGAACGAAAACGGCGAAAGCGTCATCCTCCGGCAGACGCGCCCGTTCTTCCTGACGCGGGTGGATGGCGCCGGCAAAGTGCGCCAGACGGTAAACACTTTCAAAGCGCCCGATCAGGACGGCGCTTTTTTCATCTCCTCCGCCATGGACATGCGCAACATCACGCTGGAAGGGTCGGTTGTTACCCCAGCAATCGCGGAAACTTACGACCAGCGACGGCGCTTCCTGCGTGTTTTCACGCCTAAGCTGCAAGGAACACTAGTCTACCGCAACCGACAGATTGCTTGCGTCGTTGAGGAGGCGGGCTTCACCGCGTCATCCCGCGAGCGCGCGCCAAATTTCTTCATCAGCCTCCTGTGTCCATCGCCTTTCTTTGAATCACTGGAGGAGATTCGTGAAGAACTGGCGATGTGGTCGCCGCTCCTGCTCTTTCCGCTGGAGATACCGAGTGTCGGTCTAGAATTCGGAACCCGTCAACCAAGCCAGATCATCACGGTGGACAACATCGGCGACGTCGCCTGCGGATGCCACATCATCTTTCGGGCGCTTGGCAGCGTGACCAACCCGGAACTCATGAGCCTTGACACCGGCGATGTGCTTCGCCTGAACACCATCATGGAGTCTGGCGAGGAACTCCATGTATTCACGCACTTTGCTGGTAAAAGGGTGACGCGCGTGCTTGGGTCTGTGGAAAGCAACGCGTTCTCGCTGCTGGATACCAGTTCCGTGTTCCTACAGCTGGAACCCCGACGCAATTTGCTTCGCTACAACGCCGCTGAAAACATGGAACTGCTTGAGGTGACCATCCTGTATCGGCCCAAGTTTCTGGGGGTGTAGTGTGGAACTGTATGTGTATGGAAACACACGCCGGTTAATTTGTGTTGTGGAATCATTTGAATACTTAAGATGGACACGCCGATATTCCCAATGCGGAGTGTTTGAGCTCAAGGCTGTCGCGAGCCCTGACAACATCACGCTGCTTACCCTCGGCAATCTCCTCTGGAAAAGCGATGATGAGGAAATCGGGATTATTGAACATCTGGAAATGAACCAGGCAGACAAGGAAACGATTACAGTCAGCGGGCGGTTTGCGACCAGCTTGCTGGCACGGCGCATTATCTGGGGCACGGAAACACTCAGCGGAGATTTGTCCGCATGTGCTTTGCAGCTCATCAACAATCACCTGATTACACCCAGCGATACCAATCGGCAGATTGCCAGGGTTGCGTTCACCTCACCCATCCTTGGCGTTACGGTCAACACACAAGTATCCTACAAAAACCTCATGGATACCGTAACGGGACTTTGCGATGCTTCCGACAGAGGCATCAAGACGGTGTTTGACCCCTCAACTGGGAACTTGACGATCACGCTCTATACCGGCACGGTTTCGGAGGCTGTGTTTTCCCGCGAGTACGAAAACCTGACGACGCAAATCTATACGCAGAGTGCTGTGGACTATGCCAACGCTGCGCTCGTCGGCGGAGAAGGTGATGGTGCGTCGCGCGTGCTGGCTTCCATAGCGAATAGCGCTGGGGAAGCCAGGCGCGAAGTTTTTGTTGACGCTAAAGACCTGCGGCAAGAAGATTTCGGGACTGGATATACCGATGCGCTTCTGTATCGTGGACAGAACAGACTGTCAGAGTTATCCATGGCGCATTCCTTTGACGCGGAGGTTAATCCGCACGGGAACCTGCGCTACAAGGTTGATTTCGATCTTGGGCAAGTGGTCACCGTACTCTCGAAAAAATGGGGCGTCACATTAGCTGCGCGTATCACGGAGATCGAAGAAAGCTATGATGCGAGCGGGCTAGCACTGAATATTGTGTTTGGCAAAGGCGCGTTATCCCTTCTCCAAAAACTGAAAGGCGGTTGAAAGTATGGAAAAAAGCGGGTTCTTCAATTCCTCCGGTGGCGACCGGGTCTACAGCGCCACAGACTTTGCCGCCTATTTCGGCAGACTGGTCAGCAACGGGATCTTCTACGCTTCTGGCACCAACTTGCAGGTCACGCCGGGAAGCGGCATGGCGCTCAGCGTCGCGGCTGGGAGCGCGTGGATCAACGGGTACTCGTATGAAAACACGGATTCGCTGACACTTAATCTCGCCACAGCCAGCGGCGTGAACCCACGCATCGACCGGGTCGTCGTGCGTTTTAGCGCGGTGGAACGGCGTATCTATCTGGCTGTGCTGACAGGCACCTCTGCAGAAGTCCCCGTGGCGCCTACGTTGACCCGAACCAACGATACCTATGAGCTTGGGGTCGCAGACATTTTGGTGCCGAAAGGCTCTGTAACGGTCACGGCGCTAAACATCACCGATACGCGGCTGAACACGGCGCTTTGCGGGTTGGTCAACTCGCTGGTGACCGCCGTGTATGAATAGGATGTGGTCGGATGCCCTCGATTTCCTTATCTCTAAGCAGCTTTACCAAAACCAATACCGATATGCCGGCTGGAACTACCTTCACGGCAGCGGCATCAGGCGCAACCGTTTCCGGAGCGTATATCACGTCAGGCACGCTGTACCTGAGCAGTATCCGTACATACACCGGTGTTGGGTATCTTGATTTCTCGTTGGGTTCGGGCACTGGCTCGACAGGTACCTTTTCCTCCAACAGTTCCACACACTCGGAAACCGTAACGCTGACCGGATACAGTAACGCCCTGCTGACGGCAGGGAGCGGCACTGTATCGTTCACCTTGCGACGAACCTCCGGTTCCGGCAATATCCTCAACCTGCGGAGCGGCATCACCGGGACGCTGACGCTCAACTATGAGATCAACCCGACGGCGTGTACGGCGCCCTCGGCCTGCTCTGTCAACAGCACGCTGTCGGAAGGCAACGTGACGCTCTCATGGAGCGGAGCAGCCAGCGGCACGAACAACGCCATTTCCTCGTATGAAATCCAGTACAGCGAATCCAGCGACAACGCCACGTGGGGCGCGTGGACAGCGTTGACAACCGTCACCACGACCGCTACCAGCGGCAGTGCGTCAGTCGCGCCATCCTCCACGCGCGGGAACTACCGCCGCTTTCAGGTGCGTACACGCGGCGCTGCTGGGGCGAGCTATTACTCTGCTTGGAAGGTTTCGACCAACTCGGTACGCAGGAACACGTTGCCTACCGCACCGACCGCCGTCTCAGTTACGCCCGCTGTGTATAGCACGGAAGCCATTTCCCTCACATGGAGCGGCGCGGCTGGGGGCACCAGCGCGATCAAGGCATTCACGATCGCCAGCCGAACCTCCACAGACAACGCCACCTGGAGCGCGTGGGCGACGCT